TCTGCACCAAGGCTTGGTGTTGGTGTATACCCACCACCACCACCACCACCGCCTGTTGTCTTAGTTGGTGTGGTGGGAGGGGTTACCACAGGAGGGTTCACCACAGGAGGGTTTACCACAGGAGGGTTCACCACAGGAGGGTTCACCACAGGAGGGTTCACCACAGGAGGGTTCACCACAGGAGGGTTCACCACAGGAGTGTTCACCACAGGAGGGTTCACCACAGGAGGGTTCACCACAGGAGGGTTCACCACAGGAGGGGTTACTACCTCAGGCTTAACCTCTGGTTTGATCTCAGGCTTAACCTCTGGTTTGACCTCTGGTTTGACCTCTGGTTTGACCTCTGGTTTGACCTCTGGTTTGACCTCAGGCTTAACCTCAGGCTTCACCTCAGGCTTAACTTCTGGTTTGACCTCAGGCTTAACTTCTGGTTTGACCTCAGGTTTGACCTCAGGTTTGACCTCAGGTTTGACCTCAGGCTTAACTTCTGGTTTGACCTCAGGCTTCACCTCAGGCTTCACCTCAGGCTTCACCTCAGGCTTCACCTCAGGCTTCACCTCAGGCTTAACTTCTGGTTTGACCTCAGGCTTTGGAGAAATTGCAGGTTCTCCGGGAACCACCACAGGCTTTCTTTCTGGTGTCGCGGGCTCAACAGCAGGGTCGTTTGCTGGAGGCGCTGTAGGAGCCACAAAAGGCTCCTCAGGGGTTACAACAGGGGGTTGGAAAGGATCGTTTGCTGGAGGCGCTACAGGCGCAACAAAAGGAGGCTCGTCAGGTGTTAAATCTGGTGGAGGAAACTCTTCCGCTGGTTTAACCAAAGGCAATCCAGAAACAGGGTCAATGTTTTGCCATGGTTGTACTTCTTCATCCGTGTCTGTGTAGTCGCCGGGTTGAACAACGTAAGGTTTTTGTTCGGGTGCCGTTAATGTGTCTGGCTTTACGTTTGGTGGGTTTACAAAACCTCTACCTGCGCCAGCCTTGTTTACATCATCCAATGTAATCATTCCGGATTCGCGCAAACGTTGTAGTGTTGCGTCTTCACCCACGTTTGTAGAAGGTGAGTATGTGCCTAATGCAACACCCGCGTTCAACACCCGCGCAATAGAGCTTCCCGCGGCAGTCAGTACTTTTTCTAACGCAGTGAGCTTTGACGCGTAATTAGGGTCGTTTGCCGCCGCTTGAACCAAACGTAATAGCGGCGCCGTTGATGCGGCGCTTACTCCACCGGGCTGTCCTACTGGCAAAGCTAAACCAGCAACATCGTATTGCTGTATGAGGTCTTCGGCCGCTTGTGCGTAGTTGGTGTCCTCAGGCAAGTCTTGTGTAAATGTTGTTGGTGTAACACCTGCTAGTGCGGTGTCAAACTGATTAGACGCGGCCAGTGCGTCCTCTGGTGTACCACCAGCCGCAATGACGTCTTTAAACGCCGTGAACGCGGTGTTGCTTGTGTTGGCCGCGTTGGCCGCGTTGTTAAACGCCGACGCGGCGCTCATAAGCGCAGAGGGGTCGCCGGTTTGGTTAAAACGATCAAACGCCTGTGTCACGCGCAAAGCCGACGCGGCAAGCTTGGCGTCACTGCTACCGGTCAACGAGGCCGCGGCGTCTGCCACCCCCGCAAAGTCGTTGTTGGCAAACGCGTTGGCCGCGTTGGCTATGGTTAAACCAGTGCGAACCTCTGAGGGTAAATTAGCGCCAGCGTAATTAGCGGCGGAGTTTAGTAGTCCAGAAACGTTGCCTGTTTGAATTGCGTTCAAACCACCAACAAAGTTTTTAGCGTCGTTGATTGGTATGCCACCAATGTCGGTAAAACCAGCCGACCCAGCGGCACCAAGCGCGCCAAGTGCGGCGCCTGTCCAGTTACCCTGTCCTGCTGATATGGCGGCGTTAGCGGCTTGTGCAAACGGGGCCACGCCGGGAATGAACGAGGCGGCAGACAGGATCATCTGCAGGCCACTCAGATCATCAGCACTGGACGCGCCTGTGGTGTACAGAATGGGTTTACCTTGCGCGTCAAAACCAACGTTGTACGCTGTGTTGCCCTCTCCAGTGTACGTGCCAGAGAACGCGTTACCCACACCACCACGTTCGCCGTAGTCGTTGACTAGCTGTTGGCCTGTGGCTTTATTGACTAAAACTGTTTGCGTGCTCTCAGGAACGTACTGTGTTCCCTGCTCGGTCTCATAAGACGACGCGGGTATTGTGATTGTCTTTTGGCCAATTTGGTTGATGTCTGTAACACCAGAGGCCACCAAGTTCTCGGCCATTTTTCGTGCGTTGGCTTCTGCTGAACCAAAACCCTCGCCGGTCCATTGTCCCATCGTGCCCTGACCAACAATTTGGTTGTACACGTTGTCAACGTTTTCGGTGCTTATTCTGTAGTCTTGTCCACCAAGGTTTGCGGTTGTTGTGCCCGCTCCGGTGTTTGTATTAGAGTCATAATCACCGAAGTAGTTGTCTGTAGTTGAGCCTGTAGTTGTACCCGCTTGTTGTACAGCAAGTGTCGCCGCTGTGTCTGTATCTACGCCGCGGTTTACCAAATTGTTGTACGCGTCTGCAAACTGGTTAATGTAGGTTGCTTTTGAGGCATCGTCTTTTAAGTGAAACCCACTTGCGTCCATCAAATCTTTTTGATTCAACAGCCCAGACATTGCATCAACAAGGGTTACGTTTGGGTTGTTTTTTGCTATGTCACTGTACAAACTGTCCATCTGTAAGTTTGTGCGTGAAATAGCGTCATCATACGAACTGGCATTTGGTTGACCAGATAAAATAACTTTAACGCCCTTGTCTCCCAACCTAGAAACAATTTCATTCAGGTTGCTAGTGATGGTGTTTCGGTCAACACCTTGGGCAATGTCATTGGCACCAACGTCTAGTACAACTGTAGAACCCGGCGCAAAAGTTCCACCGTCTCTTTCAAAAACATTTAACTGGTTTAAAACGTCTGAAGTTTTTTGGCCACCTACGGCTGTGTTTGTAACGTTTTGACCAAAAACTTGGTTGGCAAGGTTTGTTTTTTCGTCACCAGCCATCCAGCTAGCACCGGCCAAGATAACGCCACCTAATTGGTTGGCGTTGTTTGCGGGTGTTGTAGGTAAACCACCACCGCCGGTAGCAGTTGTTCCTGTATCAACTACCGCGGCCGGAGTTTCTATTGCATTTAACCCACCAGTTGTAGCTGGCGGGGTGTACGATGCTTGAGGAATGTATGGGTTTGAGGTGTCCTCTAGGACAGTATTATTTCCACCGGTAACAGCAGATAAACCACCAACAGGTGCTGGCGGTGAAACAGCATCATAGCGAGACTGGACATTTGAAAGATCAGCCCCCGTAGCACGAGCAATATCTGCTGGTGTCAGACTGAATTGGTCCATTGTAGACGCAACAGTGGCATCATCCGCTCCGGGATTAGCTAAAAACCAGTCAAATATCTGTTGGTCTGAGATTGCCATTTGTGTGTGTTGGTTTGGGTATTCCTATAGAGAATTACCCATAAATTGAAGAGCTTACGCCCCGTCGCCGTTGATAGCCATGGTCAACGAGAGGGCCCAATCTTGCCAGTTTATAAACGCCCCGGGGTCTGGAACGGAATACTTGTCAAACACTGGGTTAACGGCAACAGACTGCGCCACCTCTTGCCACTGGTCTTCAGGCAAAACAGAAAACGACTGGTCCCCAAAATAATGGACCAGTTGCCCGTTCCATTCATCCCACGTGGCGTAAGCTGGCAGGAACTCAATGACGTTCATTAGGGGCGCTCGTCGCCAAGTTCTGCCGTGATCAACACGCGGCCCATCTCGTAGTCGCCGTCAATTATGTTGCTTCTAAAACGCAAATTGACCAAACGGTACTCGGCGCGCAGGTCAACCTTACCGGAATTTTCTCCGTACACAAAAGGCCCTTTTTCCTCTATTTGGCCGTCGGCAAAGGGTCTGCCAACAATTGTCAACTCCATGTCACCGACTTGCTTAAAGTCCGGCTCAATACGCGTTAGGTGCATGCGCCTGTTAATGCCCGTAGTGACGTCTTCTGCGGGTGTGCCGCCCACAAAGCTGATGTCGCAGGTTTCAACAAACGAGTCAATTGCAAACTCATCAACGTCTGTGATTTTGTTCTTGCCAAACTCTTGCTCCCAGATCACGTACCCGCCAGTTGCCTGCGTCATAATACTACCAGCAACCACACCAGCGGCCACGGGGTCAGCAAAGGTAATGGTTGTGTACCCACCAGAGGCGTTGTTAGTGAACACAGCCGCGGTGATTTGGTTGGCAGACATGAACGTTGGGTCCAGTGTCTGGTTAAAAACCATGAACGAGCCCGCGGGGTTGGTTGTCAAGTCACCCGGCGCAATAACCTGATAGGCCGTTGTGACCGGCGCTGTTGCGCGGTTAGGGCCGTATGTCAGTGTGTAGTTGATACCCAGACGGCCACTGAACTGCCAGTCCGCCCAAATGGGCCTTGGGAACACCTCGGTCACGTAACCGCAGGACCTGCGCGCGCCTTCTGCTTGGCCGGCGTCGTACCAGAGTTGGTCTTTAACGTTGTAGATGATGCAGTCTGTGCACTCTGTTGCCGTGCCCCGTGGGTAAAAAAACCAGATCTCGTTGTAGCGAGGAACCTTGGTTGCCCACACCTTTTGACGCGCGCCAAAGTTAATGTTGTCAAACAGGTAGTTTACGTTCTTGTCGTTTGGCAGTACTTTAACCGAGCCGTTGTACAGATAGAACCGGTCAACACCCATCCAAAAATACACGCCGTCCATCTCAACAACTGAGCTAGAAGACATGATAGAGATCTGACCCGCCACAATGTCGTAGCGCCAGTAGTAGGGGGTTGTTGCGGTGAATGACGCACGTACCAGTGAGTCTGTGGCCCAGAAGAGGCCAGAGGGTGAGGCGGTACCGCCGCGCACTGGGAAGCCCTTAACGATCTTACCCGCGGCCACGTTCACGTCGTTGGCCAGCGTGCCGTTCCAGTCGTTGAACGTTTGGACTGACGCAGACCCAGAGGCAAACGACACGTTGTTGTTGCGCAGGCCGCCGTAGTTGCTGTACACAAAAATAAACGGGTGCAACACCACCACGCCACCACTAGCGTCTATGGGTAAAAACGTGGGTGTTGCTCCACCAGAATCCACAACTTGGGTCAGCACGTACCTGCCGGTTGTGGGGTCTGGTAAGAAGTCACCCGCGTACAGCGAGGTCAAAACGTCAGAGTCAATGTTTGCTAGGTTGCGCCCGGGGTGTGCAAGCAGTTTAGAGTTGCCCGCGCCAGAGGAGTCAAACGCCACGTCAAACTGCCACAGGTACTGTGTGTTGGTCGCTATGCCGTTGTTAAGGTATATCTCAAACGGCGCGGTGGCAGACAGGCCGGTGGATGAAGACACCACAACGGTTGTTCTGTTGGTGCCTGAGTTGTATGTTGGGACCGCGCTGACAGTGTAGTTGGTGCGAACACCCGACGTGTTGTAGGCCCAGAAAACAGTTGCGTTTGCAAGTGTTGTTGTTTGGTCACCAAACACTGTCAGTGTGTTGGTGCCAAGGTTAATTGCTGTGACAACGTAGGTGCTGTTAAATTCAACAGGGAACGGGCCAATACCCACACCTTGGTCGGTGCCGGTGTTAAAGACCTCAATGCCCTTGTAGTTGCCGGCGTAAATGTAGTTAACGCCATTTTGTGTGTTGGTAATTAGTCCGCGTGGAACGCCGGTTGGGGAGGCAAACATTTGACGGTAGCCTCCGATCTTCTTGGCCTTGCCGCGCTGAAAGCGCGCCCACATACCGTCACCAAACTCGTCGGTTTCAAACCGTGTGCCGTCCCGCTTAATGCCGGGCTTGACAAACAGCGTAAAGATTTTAGACGGCTCTTGACCTACCGCCATTAGAATGCCCCGCCAGAGATCAAATCTGCCTGAACACGCCCCACAAAGGTGGTGATGAAGTTACCCACGCCGCCTGTGCCGTCCATGGTTGCAATGTTGGTTCCGGCCACAGAAAACCCAAGCTGTGAGTTGTTGGGTGAGTACATGCCGGTCACGGGGTCTAAAGCAAAAGTATACGCGGGTGACGCCGCGGTTCCGCGGTTAATAACCAACTGCCCGATGTTGGACTGAATCAACGGGTAGATGTTGGTGCCGTCACTCAGCACAATGGCCTGCGAGTTATTGGTCAGGCTAAAAGGAGTCTGTACACTTCCCTGAACTTGGAAGTTAATGTTGTAGCCGCTTTGGTTGGTGTCGTTAAGCAGGTAGTACACCTGAGTCACGGCAGGCAACTGAACCAACAGACTGGTTGTGCGCGAACCACTGAGCGCCGTGAAGCGCTGAATAATTGGTGTGGTTGTGATCAGGCTCAGTGTTGCGCCGGCCACGGTGTCCACGTCGTACGTGGCAGACGAGAACGTCAAACTGTTGGGGCGGCCACGGCCCACGGTAAAGAAGTCTTGTTTGGCCGGGTCTCTGTTCACGCAGACAAAGCAAGAGTCTCCAAGGGGAAGTGTGATCGTTGACAAAGAGTCAATTGTCGAGCCAACCGCGCTTGTTGCTAATGTGAGCGCGCCGGTGCCGTTGTTGCGCACCAGAATAAACCAACCCTCTGACAGGGTAGACGCCGCGGGCAGGGTCCACGTGCCGGCGCCGCCGGTCCACACAAAACAAGATCCGCGCGAGGCCGCGTTAATCGTTGGAACCGAGACGTACTCGTTGGTAATGAACGCAGACTCTAGCTTGCCTAAAAGGGCCACAGTGCTGACACCAGCGAGCGAGGCGGCGTCTGCTATGGACGTGCCCGTTCCAAAGGCTATAACAGCCCACACGCCCGCCTGCGTGGTGTTGCTTGTCATGTAGGTGTACTGGGCCGTGCCGGCGGCCACGGTAAACGAGCCAGAGCCCCCAAAACGCTGTACTGTGAACGTGTTGGCACCCGTGTTGCGGATTAGAATGTCCTGACCAACAGACCCCTGTGTGGCGTCTGGCAGGACCAAAATAGACCCCGCAGTGGCCTGAATGTCCATGATGCGCGCGGCAACCTGCTGGCCCGCGTTAACGTATTGTGGCCAGTACAGTTGGAGCGTGCCAGTCAGCGCAACACCGGCGTAGCTGACGTCGGTCGGCTGGATTACGTTGCCGGTAAAGGGCGAGGTGTATGTAGGCATTAAGGTTCCTGTCTTGTGGCGTTGCGGTCAACCATACGGCGTTGGTCTTCACCCTTGAGCGCGGAAATCGCGGCGTCGTAGTACCCTTTCCATACGGCCAGTTTATCCGTGTTTTTAAGGTAGCCTTGGGTCTGCAAGAGCGTGCCAAACAGCAAGGCCTGTGGGGCCTCTCTGGTTAGTAGGTTTTCTTGGTTTTCAATATCAAGCGGCTGAATGCGGCTGTAGTAAATTATTTCAACGTTGTAGGCGCTGTTGGGTATCGGTGCCAAAGCCCAGTGGTCGTAGTCGTAGTCGCCGTAGTACAAAGGCTGTCCGGGGCTTGACTCGGTTTGAAACTGCGTGACGTAGTCCATGGACCTGTTCAAGATTGGTTGCCCGTTAATCTTCATGCTGATTGTTTTACGCCAACGAACTGGTTTTTCCAGAACGGGGTTGTTCACAATTAACGTGGTGTTGACCACATTAAGTTGCATTAAGGTTTTGATCTCCGCGGCAATACTCTGCTCGGTGAGCATAATAAGGCGCGGGATCTGTTCCACAAACGACGCGTCGTTACGCTCGCAGTATCTTTTGACATCCTCTACGAGGCTGTCATACGTCATCGTTTGTGCGGACATTTATTTACTCTTTTGGTTCTACGTCAGTCACTTCACCCTCTTCAGGCTTGGCTTCCAACGCTTGTTTTAGAAGTTCAAAAAAAGCGTTGCGACCCACTTGAAGTTGATCAACGTTAAATTTTGCTGAATCAAGTTTGCGATCCAAGTCGGCAACATGGTTGAGCAACATCTGCTGTTGCTGTGTCATGTCTTCAAACTTGTACTCTACGCCGTCGATTGTCACAGGGGTCTTTTCATTTTTTCCCATGATGTTTCCTTTAATGTGCCACCAAGATCGGGTGGTGGCTTCCCGTTAACTTAGGCGGCCCAAGGCAAAGGTTGTGCGGCAGGGCTGACAGGCGGTGTAATCATGCTGTCGATTTGTCCCTGCACACACTGCTGTGCGCTTGTAATGGCTGACTCAGGAATCCAACCAATGACGGTGGCTTCTGTCAACTGATCGTAGGGGATGAATGCACCCACTTGGTCAGCAGAGTTGAACTGCGTGTTGCCACCAATAGAGGCAGTGTAAGTGCCATCTACGCCAGTGACTTGATACAGCACATTAACAACGTAATCTGGATCGGGAGTTTGCAAAGTGTACATTGCGGTGATTGTCGTAGTAAATTGAGTCATGCTGATGCTCCTTGATGATGACCATGATTGGCAAATTGACCGTGTGCCATTTCACGAAGTAAATCCATAAATTCAATAGCCAAATCTTTTGTTTCAAATACCCGTGCTATTTGTGTTCCACGAACCCAAAGTTTGGCCTGCCATTTTCTCTTTTGTTTGTTGAAATGTACACCTTTAAATCCACTGGTATTAACAGTGTTAATTCTTGTGTTGCACATATTTTCAGAAACAGATGCTTGACGCAGGTTCTCAATTCTATTGTTAGACCCAACGCCATCAATGTGGTCTATGTTTGCGGGAATATATCCGTGGTGCATAAGAAAGACCAACTGATGCAAATAGTATTTACGCTTGTTATGCACCATTGTTAAATAACCACTGCCGTTTGGACAGCCAACTTTTCTACCCGTTAATACGCTTGGCCTACCACGGGATATGATTTTTGGCTTCCAAAATAACTCACCGTCCCTGTACTCAAACAGGCGGTGTGCCTCTTCTTGTGTCAGGGTAATCATAATTAAGGTGTGGGTGGTGTTGGTGGAACGTAAGGCTGTGGAGATGGTTGGCTCCAAGCGTATGTAGCTATGTTGGCGTAGTACACCTCATCCAGCACTGTGGATGCTGTTGGGTCGTTAGGCGTGAGAACACAACGCCAGTAGGTTGATGAGATGACAACGCCATCCTTTAAGACATCGGTGCTTTTGCGAACACCAATGCATCCGTTGGGCTGGATGTTGAACTCGGAGATGTAGGTAACTTCAGTGAATGTTGACATGATTTTTTCCTTAAATTAAACAAAGTATGTAGCAGTTCCAAATACAAAATTTCTGTTTCCTGATGCGGTAGACATACTTCCTGTTGTTACTACTACTGGGTCAGTACCCGATCCAGTAACAGTAAAAGAACTATACAAATACATAACTGCTGTATTTGGTTCAACAGAGCCTACAATAGGAGGGCTTGACACCCATCTGCTTGCGTTATTAATATTAACAGTAGCGTTAGATCCTGAGCTTGATGAGGATGTAAAAGGTAAACCAGAAATATTTAAAGAAGAACTAGTAATAGTTAATCCGTCACTCATCATTCCAAACCATATAGTTACTTGGCTACCAATTTTTCTGTAATAACCATTACGAATACTACCGTAAGTTATACCTGTAAGTCCTCCGTTATAAGAAGGTGTCCAAGTCCCCTCCTCATAATCATCTAGCGTATTAGCGTCTGATGATGCTGATTGAGTTGCGGGGAATGTGATGCCTGTGCCAGTTTGTGGGAATGCACCATTAAGCGCAACAGACCTTGTGCTATTAGTTGAGATAAGTGGATTACCATCCCCATCAGACAGCACGATGTAGTTGCTTGATGTGCGAATGTCTAGGCCACCTTGGTTGCCGTTGTAAACGCCAAGAATGGTGTTCTTGGAGCCACTGGTCATTGCCGACCCAGAACCATGACCTATGAAGGTGTTTTGGTTGCCCGTAGAAGAAAGGCCAGATTTGTAACCAATAAAGGTGTTGTAAAAACCGTTGGTTGTGTACCCAGCCTGATGACCTAATGCAGTGTTTGAGCCTGTACTTGCTGTTGTTTGCAAGTACAACGCCTGATAACCAACAGCCGTGTTTTCGGAGGCTGTAGTGTTAGCTTGGAGGGCTTGAACGCCAAAAGCGGTGTTTTGGCTACCAGTAGTGTTATTAAATAACGCAAGAGAACCAAAAGCACTGTTAAAGCTTCCGGTGGAATAGTACAGAGCAACAAAACCAAGCGCAGAGTTATCAGTGCCTGTTACGTTTGTTGCAAGCGCACGACCGACAGCTACGTTGCTTGAGCCAGTTGTATTTGCCGCCAGTGCATCTCGTCCAACAGCGACGTTCCAATCTGCGGTTGTGGCGGATTTAAGTGCGTTGTGACCAATTGCAACGTTTACACTGCCTGTTGTGTTAGCTGTCAAAGCATAAGCGCCAAGGGCAACGTTATCTGCGCCAGTGGTATTTGCAGAAAGAGCTTGACGACCTATTGCGGTATTTGAAGAACCTGTATTGGTAGATAAAGCGTAGTATCCTATGCCAACGTTACTACCGCCATCATTTGATGTAGAACCTAAAGCCAATGTACCTATGGCAATGTTGTAGTTTGCAGTGGTTGTACCACGACCAGCAAGAAGACCAATTGATACATTGTCTTGACCAGTGGTATTACTTAACGATGCTTGGTAGCCAATACCTACGTTGTTAATGCCTGTTGTATTTGCGTAAAACGCTTGATAACCTACCGCAGTGTTGCCTGATGCTGTGGTGTTAGATTGGAGTGCGCTATAGCCCAAGGCAGTGTTGTAGCTACCTGTGGTATTTGCATAAAGCGAATTCAAACCTAAAGCGGATGAACCTGCGCCAGTTGTATTTGAAAACATTGACCAGCGACCAAAAGCAGTTACATCACCTGTCGTATTGGTGTATCCCGCCTGATAACCAACAGCGGTGTTGTTAGATGCTGTGGTGTTGGAATACAAAGAAGTATAGCCTATGGCGGTGTTGCTAGTCCCTGTAGTGTTAGTATAAAGAGATGCCGCACCAAATGCCACATTGTTAGATGCAGTAGTGTTGCTACGCATTGAACTATTGCCAACAGCCGTATTCTCCGCACCTGTAGTATTAGAGCGAAGAGCGCCTTGACCTGCGGCAACGTTAAAACTACCCGTAGTAGTATTAAGCATAGCTTCGTAGCCAAGCGCATTATTGTTAGATGCTGTGGTGTTGGCTTGGAGTGCGCTAAGTCCTACGCCTACATTATTAGAGCCAGTAGTGTTGTAATAAAGTGCGTTTACACCCATTGCAATATTGCTAGAACCAGTTGTGTTCGTATAAAAACAATCAGAACCAACGGCTGTATTACTTTCACCAGTGGTAGTTGAACGACCGCTTACATTTCCAACAAATGTACTGTTGCTTGCAGTAGTTAAACTTAATCCTGCTTGTTTGCCAATAAAAGTATTAACAGTTCCTGTTGTGTTTGCGTAACCCGCTTGATAACCTACAGCAGTATTATTTGATGCTGTGGTGTTTTTATTAAGTGCTTGATGACCAAAAGCGGAATTAGAAGAACCTGAGAGGTTTGTTGCTAAAGCGCCATTTCCAAAAGCATTGTTTGTGCCGCCAGTAGTGTTAATGCCAAGAGCCGATCCAACTAACGAATCACTTCCACCGAATGCATTATTGCTTGAGCCTGATGTGTTAGCAGTTAAAGCACCAACTGAAAAACCAGAGTTGTAATTGCCCGTTGTGTTTGCCTTTAATGCCTCAAACCCAACAGCAGTATTTTCAGCCCCACTTGTATTAGCCGCCAAAGCACTAGCACCCAAAGCAGTATTGGTAGACACGCCCCCTGCACCGCGACCCACAGTTAGACCATAGATCAAGCCGTTTGTAGACGCAGAGTCCTTTAGGAGCTTACCCGTTGTGCCATCAAACAGAGCAATGCCGTTAGCCGTAGCAGAGGCTGGGCCGTACACATCACCAGAAGCCGCTGTAGACCATGACAGAACACCGGAGCCATCCGTAATCAGAGCTTGACCACTTGTGCCGTCATCTGCGGGGAATGTCAGTGTGTAGCTTGCACCCAGCGTAGCGGGCGAACGAAGTCCAACATACTCACCGCCAGTTGTGTCTTGAAGGCGTAGTGGGCCTTGGCCTGTGATGTTGACTTGCGTGGAACTAAGCGTTGTGCCGTCCCATGTCAGATTAGCTGAAGCACCGAATACACCACTGTTGTTAAATTGAAGTTGTGTGTTGGAGCCAGCAACAATGCCTGCACCTCCTGCACCTGCAAGCAACGTCACAACACCAGAACTGTTCTCGTAATAGAGTTTGCCGTCAGCAATGTTGATTGCCAATTCACCTTGCGCAAGATTTGCCGCCAGAGGTACAGCCGCCGCAGTGGTGCTGTAGTAAAGCTGTATGGGTGTGTAACCTGCTTGAGCCATTTGGATGGTTCCTTATCGAGTGTAATAACTTACGTTAGGGCGGAAATAGATGGGAGACTTATCGCGGTCTTCTTCTTCAGCGGACAGCGTGGCCTCTGCGGCATCTTGTTTCAACATTTGAATTCTTGCGGGGTCAATGCCCGGCAACAGCTTGGCCACCCTGTGTGACAACTGAGCCTGAATGGCAGGCACCCAACGGTCTGGCACAGCAATCTCGTCTGTCAGTGTGCCCACGTCTTGTGGTTGCATTTCAATAATAAATTGAAACGTCTGAAAAGCATTTTGTGGCACGGGCCACAAATTTATAACCGGGGTCACCTGACGGTCAAACCAGTACTGTAAGGCACGTGTACCCAAGAAGTCTTTGTTTGGCAGGCTGTAGTAGTCGTTGCGGTTCAAGCGCGCCATGGGTATGTCTTGTTGCACCGAGGCCAACGATATAGCACGAACCTTAACAGACACCGCGGACGTGTTGCGCAGGCGCCAGTAAATTGCCTGAGGTGAACCGTCAATCTGCGTGTAGCCCCAAGGGTTGGCGGCGCTGTTTGTTACTGTGGTGAGTGCCACCCACGTAATGCCGTCGTAGCTGTATTCAACGTTCAGTGTGATGTTGCGCACGTCGGCATAAAAGCCGGCGCTTAAAAAGCGTGTTGCGTTGTACGTGGCCGTTGCAGAACCACCCGCGGCGATCGTGTACTCTAGGTCAATGTTGTTTGTGTTGAACGCGCCGCCTGTGCTGTCTGACACGGTGCTTGGGCGTGTCATCGAACGGTAGTTGGCCTCGCGCACGTCCACGGTGCCACGCGGCATCTCGTACTGGCGTGTCTGGGCAGAACTGCCCATCACAAGGTATTCCAACAACCACAGGTTCACACCGCGGTTAGACAGGTTAATCAGGATGTACCAAAGGGCCTGACGGGCCCTGTTGACGTACTCTGGCGTCAACTCCTCGGCCAGCTTGCCCGCTTCGCTGTAGGCAAACGAAATCAACTGGTCGACCGTTATAACGGTCTGCGCAGTTGTGTTCGAGGTGTTGTTGTAGTTGCTTGCCATTATTTCTTCTTAATGCGCTCTGGAAGTTTCTTCTGAGCGGGGCCTGCTTTCACAAACTCTTTTCCCACAGACTGCTTGATGCCTACCTTTTTGGCAAACTCGGGGGAGTGAGCCACCCCCTGCATCAAGCGTTCTTGGGACTTAGACTTGATGGGCATTTAGCACGCACCACCCATGTTGTACTTCTCAGCAACCTTCTTAGGGCCTTTGGCGTTAGGTTGTTTGTCGTCGCTCTTAACACCAATCAAACCCCCGGCTTTGTACGTGCGTACAGTGCCTTTCATCTTAGCGCGGCCACCCTTTTTGAGTTTGGACATGTCTGTCTTCTCGCCACCGTGGGCTTGCTCGTCGTGCATTTTGAAAGCTTTTTTGACGACCTTCTTATCTTGCGCCATGTCTGCGCCTTCGGACTCGTAGTTCTTTTTAGAGTGGTCGATGCGGGGTTTGTAAGCCATTTTATTTCCTTTTTGTTTTAGCAGAATCTTTGAAAGCCTGCGCTGTTGGTGCACCCTTGGTGCCGGGTTTTCTCATCGTTTCAGCAGGGCGCCCTTCGGCTTTTTGCTTTTCGATACGTTCTCTTTTTAAATGAATATTGGCGTATAGTCCGGGTTTCATTAGCAGTTCCAACTTTTCAAAGAAGCTTTAGCGCGTTCTGCAGGCCCTTTAGACTTTGCAACCACGCCCTCCATCCTCGCACAAAAACTTGCTTTACGGCCCGCGTCTGCCTTGGTCTTAGGGTTTGGCGCGGGTGGTTTCAAGTTTGAATTATTCTTGGCGTTGTACTCAGCACGCCCTTTAGCCGTCATGCCCGCGCCTTTATCGGTGGGGTTGTACGTCTTGTCTTTTCCCGTTGTCTTACGGGGAATAGGTTTGTCGTGTTCTCGTGCCATAGTCTTGCGCTCCTATAGATAATTACCCACAAAAAAGGGCCGTTATGCCCTTAAAGTAAAGCGCATTCGGCCACTCGTCTTTTAACCAAACCGGGCAAAACCTTACCGCCGCCTTTGGTCCACAGCATTAACTGCTCCTTGGCACCCTCCCAGTCTTGCGCGTTGATCTTGCGCTTGAGGGTAGAGGTCTGTAATCTGCCTATTCCAAGGTTGTAGCAGAAGTCCACGATGGCGTTGAGCTTGCGAGAATCACCCTGCGCGGCAAGAACGAGGAGGGTAGGGCATTGACGTATAGCACCGGGCGCGTAGGTATGGAGCAACTCTGTCATTAAGAGCGCCCTAGCCGTTGGCTCGTCCATGGGGGCGTCTTCTAGGGTCACCTTACGCCCGTCTGCGTAGTAGGTGGACCCATACCCTATGGTGGCCACATTGGCAGGGCACAGGTAGGGCTTGGCCCTGTACCCCTCAAACCGACGACACAGTTCTGCGGCTAGTTCTAAGTTCATAGTCAGTTAAAAATGTCATACATTGCCCGAACCCAAATTATTGCAAACAAGCCAATGCCAATACCAATTAACAACGAAATAATATCAAACGCCATTTACAAACCCCTCTTAGCCAATGTACGGTCGAGGAACCAGAAGTTAATGGTTCCGGCCAACAAGGCGGAGAAGTCTGGTGTCATCATTGTCTTGAAAACTTCGATAGGAAGGGCGCCAGCAAGCCACGCATTCCACGCAAACCAGACGTGAATAAACGACCAGATAAACAACACCCAGTAGGTCACCACAGGGCGCACAGATGCGGATAAAGATGCGGCCCACCCACCAGCGGCTTTGACCATGTCCGCCTGCTGTTGAATGGCGCTGTTAAAGGCGTCCATGACACCCACGTCCACCGCGGCTTCTCTGACTGCGCCAATTTCTGCGAGTTTCTGTGCGCCTCTTAATTGCTCTAAATCGCACTGGCGAGAGAACATTAAAAGTTCATGCTGGCGCTCGTTTTTCTTGTCAAAAAACTTGAGCACCTCGGGTGCCATGCGGAAGATACCGCCAAAGATAGAGCCTAGTAGGCCACCGCTTAAAATATCAAACATCATCAATCCTTACAACTTGGTTTTTTGTCTTCGTTCTGCATCAACTTGATACCAGACAGGAACCCAATCATGCCGCCGATAAGAGTAGAAAACGCGGGTGAAATCATCTTGAAAATCTCTGCGTTGTCCACTTCCTTGGCCCACAAACCGAGCATAAAGCTGACCACCATGGCCAACACGGAGATGCACAGGGTCGCGCTTACCATTAGAGTTACCCACAGCGTCAGCTTTTCCTTCACCTCTATCTGTGGTTTGCGTACCGGTTTCTTTATCATACAAGTTTGTCAATCTCGCGTTTAAGGTTGTTAATCTCAATGTTCATCGTTATTTGCTTCATTCTGTATTCGTATATCTCGTACTCATACTGTTGAAACTTTTTTACTGTCTTGTCAATCTGCACCTGCAAAGCGTGTTCGGCGTTTTGCTTTTCTATGCGTTTGATAAACACATCTTGTTGAGGTGTAACGTGCGGCTGAACGACGGGGTACCACTTGTCGTAGCTGACCTTCATTTCTTTTCCCTATCAAGCGCCTCTTTGTAACCATGAATTACTTTAGCCCTGACTTCTGCGGAATCTGCGGACCCGGCCCACTCTGACAAATTGTTCCAGATTACAACCAAGTCTTGACTTCTGCAAAACTGTACATTGTTTGTCAACCACATTGACAGTTGTTGGTGTCGTTCTGAAGGGTTGTGAATGGTGTACGCTATCCCGTAAAACTCTCTTACGTGACAACCAACTTTGGCTTCAGCACCGACTAATAAACAAATGACCAGTGCTAAAACTACCCATCTCACTTGTCCGCCTTGTTGTCCAACTTGTCAAAGATTTTATTCAACATGTCTTTAATTTCACCAATGGCGTCTTTAAAGTCTTCACGTCGCACAAAGTCTTGGTTGACCTCGCGGTTTAATTCTTTTATCTCAGATTTGAGATCTTTGATGGCGTCCCAGATTGTTTTCAAGATCCAGCCCCCAAAGGCACCAGACAGCGTGATAGCCGCGTTGAACAGGTCCTGCGAGTCCATTAGAATGAGCCTCCCGAAATGCCTGACCATGTGGGTGCGCTTGCACCGTTAGATGTCAATACCTGACCCGCTGTGCCTGCCGCTGTGTACGCGTGTGCTGTGCCTGTGCCGTATCCCGCGCCGCCGGCAGTTGCTGTTGCTGTTGAGTTTGTGCCGCCGTTGGCAATAGGCAAAGTGCCGTTTACACCAACAGTTAAAGAGACAGTGTTCTTTTCCCACAAACTTGTTGCGCTATTCCAGACAATTGTCTGACCAGTGGTTGGGGACTGAGCAGACACATTATGGAGTTCATCAAACTCATATCCATTTTGCACGCTGACAATCAATTTACCTTGCGTTGGGTGGGCGTGGGCAACAATTGCCATGTATACCAAATGCTGTGGTGCATAAGGTTTGGTGGCCGTTAAAGTTCCTGCCGTAATTGGGCTAAGATAAAGTTGTTGGCCGTCGGTATAAGCTGATGTATTAAGATTAGTAATTAAACCAATTATGGTAACAAAACCATTAGAGTTGTTCGCTATGTCAGCAGTAATTAAACCTAGAGTTTGTGCCGATGTTGCATCACTTGTAGCTAAAGCTTTGGAAACAGTTGGAATTTGACCTGTAGCACCAGAAATATAAACCGCTGTACCTTTGGTAAGAGTTGCACCAGTGGTGTTTCTTACTTGCTCAACTAACACAGATGCAGGAGAAGTTTGTGATACGGCAAGATCAACAGAACTACCAACTTGCGTAACAATAATAGACGCGTCAGCAGAAGCAATAGTGCCAATTGCACCAAGATTTGTTAACGCAACACCAGCAGTTGTTGCGCCCGTGCCGCCGTTTGCAATCGCCACCGTGCCAGTAACGTTAGCCGCGGTGCCTGTTGTGTTTTGATTAAGCGTTGGAACGTCGGCCGCTTGAATCGTGGCCATCACCACGTTTGTGCCGTTACCACGCAGGTATGAACCGCTGGTAACCGCGCCAGCAAAAGTGTTCATTGCCGCTTGAGCAGTTGTTTGACCAGAGCCGCCGTTAATGACAGCTACAACACCTGTAACGTTAGCCGCAGTGCCGGTTGTGTTTTGGTTCCACGTTGGGATTGCACCTGCAAGGTCTGCGTACGCAAGACTTACCGCGCCTATTTGGCCGTTAACCGAAGTGACCGTGTTAGTCTGGTCAATTTTCTGCCAAACAGAACCGTTAAAAATGGCCCAGTCACCAATTAGCCAGTCTGTGATGCCGTTGAGGTTTGTTGAGCCTGAAACACTGACAATGTAGTAGTTGCCGTTGGTTCCAACGCTGGACGTTAGTGTTGGTGTGTTTGTTGATGCGTTCCAAGAACCTTGGTACGATAAACCGCCGGTTACATTACCCCACGCTGTTGCGTAGTCAACGCTACTTTGCTTAATCAGCACCTGACCTGCTGTACCGCCGGGAACCACACCGGGGCCTGCAGGGCCCACTGGTCCAGAAGGCCCCTGATCGCCGCGGGGGATTGTAAAATTAAAAACCGCGGCCGACGTTGTGCCCGCGTTAACAACCGAGGCAGAAGACCCGGGAAGCCCCGTTGCTGTGGTGCCCGCTGTGGCTGTTGCCGCCGCGCCAGTGGGGCCTTGTGGGCCCTGTGGTCCAGCGGGGCCTTGTAATCCCTGTATGCCGGGCACGCCGGGGGTACCTTGTGGGCCTGCGGGGCCGGGAACGCCCTGTGCACCGTTGGCGCCGGGGGTGCCTGCTATGCCCTGTGGTCCCTGTGGGCCTGCGGGGCCCTGTGGTCCAACGATGCCGTTTTGAAATACCGTGACGGCGGCTTTTTTAGTGATGCCGTCTTGAACAATAACCGTGACGTCGTTTGCGCCTACAGACGTTGCCGGTGGTAATTGGAGTATGCTTATGTCAGCCATTTTTTATGTTACCTCAAGGTCGCCGGGTGTAGGTGTGCTAGATGTGTTGCCGTACGTTGCGGGGGTCATTGAATTACCCGTGCCATCACCAAGCATGTTAGGGCCTTGGTTAATATTAGCCACGTTAGGCGCGTTTGTAATAAGACCCCCCTTGCCCGGAATGGCAACGGAAACATCAGGCCTTGGGTGCCTGAGTGTGATATTTTCGGTTTGAATAGCCGCCAAGCGCCATGGATCAAACTTATCCAGATCGGCGGGACATACCATAAGTCCGGGCGCGTTCGGGTCTTCCCGAAGCATGGAATACGGTAGTTTGCGGCTACATCGGTCGCATATCGCAACGGACAGCACAGGCTGTCCGTGCGTATCGCAATAAAGGCCGCCGTAAAAGGCGTTACCCATTATCGAACTCCGGCTTGGATTACAGTAAGCGTAGAGTTAGTGCCGCCAGTTACCTGAATAGCCCGGAAAGGCTGGTTCGCAATAGGGCTGGCGGGCGCTGATACCCAAGTCATCACCGGCGCTGTAGGTACAGGGTACCCTTGCGCGTCCAGTGGAAATGGGTCAGTGTAAGAGATCTGAACGGTACCACCGCCGGTGGCAACGTAAGAAACGTTGACCGGCGCAATGTACTGGTCGATTGGGACGAGGACGTCCGCTCCAACTGTTACTTGACGCATGCCAGTCCTTAGTTGTTGGTGTAGCCAGCGCCGTAGGCGATGATAGAACCGTCAGGGTTACGCGATGTGTACTGGATGTCAAACGTGCCGGCCAAAGTGCCTGTAATAGCTGTAATGGCTGTTGCGGTGAATGTGACGGTTGCGTCGTTTGCACCAACGTTGTTCAACACAGTGGCCACTGCCGCGGAGGCTGTAAAGGCAATACCAATACGACCACCAGAGGTTGTTGGGGTAATTGTGCCGACGTCAACGCCAGCAATCGCCACAGTAATCACGCCACCTGTCAACGCTGAAGGCGCTGAAGTTTGCAGGAAGAAAATGTGGTTAATGATTGCGCCAGCGGGGACCACGCAAGGGGCCGCTGTGGTTGTACCTACAGCAAACGTAGGAATTGCACCGGCAAGGCGGGTTGCAATAATAGGCTCAATAAAGTCCTGTTGTGCACACTGGACCGCGCCTGTGTTATCAGGGGCAATTGTGCCGTCGTTTGTGGGGTTGTTGCGCTTAAAAACGCGGATAGGGGTGTTAAAAGTTACTGACATTTTGATTACTTTCCATAGAAAGATTACAGCACCGTCTCTATGGCGTCCGCCCGTGAGCCTTACGGGTCGATGCTGATTAAAGCTCTTACATAGAATTACCCATATTCACAAACAAAAACGCCCCTCCTTTTCAGGAGAGGCGTTTAGGGTGCCGGGGTCTTTACGCCCGGCTAGGTCTGCGATTACAAACCGATCGTGCCGTACATATTACGGGGATCGTGCCAACCTGTAGCATAACGCTCAGAGGCCTTGTAACGCATGCTGTCAGTCTCAAAGT